TTATTTATAAAAGGTTTGTCTAATAGATAACTATCATTTACAATAGCATCTATTATATCAGGATATTCAGTAAAAGGAGTTTCTTCTTGCCAATAGTAAACTTTTGGTATAAGAGGAGGTGTAGGTTGATCTGTTATATCTGCAACTATAAATTTAGTTTTTAAAGATGCAGGAGATTTAAATCCTTGTAAGCTACTTACCTTACATATATCTGGAGATGTATTATATAGTATTCTATAAATACATTGCAGTTTCTTTTTCTGATCATGCGTAAGTACTAAATTGCAATCGTTAAGATATTTAAACAAAACGTTTAATAGATACAAATCTATAGAGTCAAGTTTACCTTTTATCCTAGCTTGATTATATATTTTTGATAACGAAGCATTTAATATTGAAGCATGATTTACTTCGTTAAATTCCATCATGGGTTAAACTGTTTAAAACTTCCACAAGTTGTACATTCAACTGTTCCGCAAGATACACAAGAGTTGTTTATGCTACATAGTTTCTTAAGCATATTTACTTGATCTATTGCGTCTGAATAGAACCCTAGTTCTATATTTAATATCACAGCATCTAATGCTAAATTAATAGAAGTGATTAAACCTTTATTAAGATTGATTTTGCAGTTAGTGCAGTCTTGAGTTTTAACTCTTAAGAATTCATTTAAAGAGCAGGCATAGTAATCATATAGATTATATGTAATAGCCAGTGCAGGAACAAAACATGTAGAACATTCGTCCTCTGGTTGATTGGTTTCAACTTCCATGAACCACAAGTCCTTAAATGAACTTACTCCTAATTCAGCCGCAGTATATATAAGAATCTCTTGATTATTTGTAGCTTCTATTTTAAATGAACCATCTATAGATAACGTGTAGTCTTTAAAGGAATCCATATCCCAGAAGCGAATAGATGTAATTTCAAATCCAATTCCTGTTTCTACGTCTACAGCTAATTGACTACCATTTTCTATTATTGAAAAATTATTTATTGTTATCATATATTATTTCAAAAAAAAATGGGAGAAAGCTTGACTCTCTCCCATTGATTAGGTTAATTATTATATTACTGGTAATGCAGCCGGTACTGTTGCATAAGTTCCAATAGCTAATGTTAAAGCAGCTAATACAGAATTTGTTGCAGCGTTGTTAGCAAGAGTATCGGTAACTTTATCTACATAAATAGAAAGTACTTTATACTGTCTTTCAACAATCGTAGATTTACGCGGAGTGTAGTAAATAACATTAATAACATTATATACTCCAGCTAAAGAAGCGTAATACGGAGTGTCGAAATCTGCAGGATAACCTACTTGTCTTGCTGGATCGTATTTGTATCCTTTAACAAACCATTCGTAATTGATAGCGTGTTTTCCAGTTCCATTTCCAGGATTAGCAGCTGTAGTAGTTACTACGGTCATTAATCCTAAGTTTACTGGTACAGCAGTTAATGAGAATGCGTTGTCAAATGATTTAGCAAATGCATCAAATTCAATTTGTTTTCCGATAATTTTACCAGCAACAGGAGTTTGAAATTTACCAGCTACTGTAAAAGTAGCAGCACCTGTTGAAGCAACTACTAATTCAGAGTTTCCTCTTTTAGCTACATTTCTTTGTAAAGCTAGAACAAGTCCATCTTTAATTGTAGTAGTAGTATCACCTGTTACAGAAACATAGTATCCTGAGATAATTGCAAAGTTTTCAGGAGATAAAGAACCTCCATCATTATACAATCTAATCTCAGCTACATAAGTAACATTTGCAGTTGCAGTACCTACTGTATATGTAACAAGTTTTTGTACTTCAGCAGCATATGTGCCTAATGTAACTCTTTCAACATATCGAGGATCGACTGTATCTGAGAATTCATAATCCAAGTTTTTAAGCGCATCTCCGCCAGTTGCTTGGTAATATTTAAAAGGTACTCCAGCAGCATTGGCGTTTCCGTCATATGCAAATTGCTGAATAGAGCCTAGTGTGGCATTTGTAATGAAGGCTTGTACTGATGCTTCCGTTTCGTATGTGCTACCAGTTATAAACTCGCCTACTTGATTTGGTCCAAACATAGTTTATTTAATTTAATTTTATATTATTATTCGTTTCGTTGATCTAATTGAACTTTTGATTCTAAATTAGAAGGTTTGTAATCTCTAAGAGCGAGCTCTACTGCCCGATCTATTATTTCTCTATGAATCTCTTCATTGAGTTCACATGGTGTATTTGCAGTAATTCCGTCTATTGATAGTCCTTCATTTGGAAACGCCGTGGCTAAGTTCGTTAGCACTATGGGCGATGGATACTTTAAGTATCTTAATCTATATTCTACAATATTGTAAGGACTGATTAATTCGACTACTTTACTACCATTCAATTTAGAATAATCTAATCTCCATATGTGATCAGCATCTGGCTTCTTAAATGGATTCTTTATTTGAAGGTTATATTCATCATGTGTTTTGGGATATACATCAATGTATACTCCGTTTAAACAAGCTTCTCCAGAAACTCTTGCTGACTCTTGTACAATTAAAAATACATTATTTGGTATTGTAAAGAATTGTGAATCAACATTAATCTTGGCTGGATTGTTTAATTCTGTAACAGAAAGGTGATTAACTAATAACTCTCTAAGATCAACTCTTCGTTTCTCTGAATTTTCAAATCCGTCATTATATTTATTACCCATTGGATTATAATGACTCTTAACCAATTCTAATTGAGCTTTAGTTAAGAATACACTTATTTCATAATCATCTAATCCAGGAGCACTATTAGTGGCTATTGCATTATAATGGATAAGAAACTCGTTTTTTAATTCTTGATTTGTCATTCTAATAAATATTTAAGAGTTGTTTTATTTTTTCGTCTACCAGAAAGATAATCATATATTCTATGTCTATTATATCCTAGTAAATTACAAGCTTCAGTTATAGAATTATATATTACATTAGTATCAACATCTATAACTTTTTTATTATTAGCATTTAATGCATTTTTTCTAGCTAAATTACAAACTCCTTTATTAGATTTTTTCATTTTTAATTTTGATTCTTCGGAATGTTTAAAATCTAATCTACCATCTCCTCCACAAGTGAGGTTACAAAGACTTCCTGTCTTTAAATGTTTTCTTCCGTATATTTCTATTAAAAATATTTCTAATTCTTTAGCATCTTCTTCAGACAAATTTTCATATAAAATTTCAACTTTATAATCTATTTTATTTGTTATATTATACCAATATGTATTTCTATTGTTTTTTTCAATAGATCTATAATTAGTCTTTCCTATTCCGATATAAAATATTTCATTATTATCTACTCTTCTATGTCTGTAGACTATAGCCATAGTTATTTGTTGTTTAAAAGTCTAGCTTCAATAAAGCTTCTAACATCTTGATGTTTTGGATTATCTAAATAAGCGATAGCATTATCAAAAGTTGGTACTTGACTATTTTCACACAATTCTAATCCATCTATAGTTTTATATTTATTACCATGTTTCATGATAATGCCTTTTTCTTCGGCGCTATGGAATAATAATTTTGTTTCTAGTTTAGAGTCTTCTAACAAAGCAATGAATGCTTTAGGTTTTTCATCAACAAATTCTTCTACTTTGGTTTGTAACCATTTTAAAGGAGAATCTTTTGATATTGGATTATTAGTAAGTAATTTAAGAATTCCAAGAAGTTTATCTTTATCATCTTCAATCTTACCATAAAGTTTGAAAGCATTCTTTTTGTTGTCTAAGCCAACTTTTTTCTCATTTAATTCTTCATCTGAAGATGTTATTACAAATTTATATGTTTGTCTTTCATTTCGTTCAGCCCATGTTTTAGCAATATCGTCTTTTAAATATAACAATATCTTATAAGATATATAGTCCAATGGACTAGCTAAATTAAATCTATTATCATCTTTATATAATGATACAAAATGTTCTGACCAAAAATCTCCATAAACAGATAAGTCTAACCCTGTAATATTTTCTAATGTTTCTTTTTCTTCTTTAGTAAGTACATTAGCGATTGAGCCATTTCTTAATAGTGGTGCAGAAAATCTATTTACTGCTCCTTGTAACATACCTCCTGCAATAACGTGATCATCACCAACGCCAGAGGCCATTCCTTTTCTTCTGTGAATATATTTAACTACAATCTCTTTATGAGGTAATTCAAATTTATTTACAACTTCTTTAACATCTTCTTTTCCCATTTTCTTCTCCCTTTAGTTTTAAAAAAAAGTGGATGATTTTATTAAGGCTCATCCACAAAAAGCCCTTTTTATATTATTCTAATATAGATGGTTTCAATGTAAGAGTACGCGATGGATCTTTTACCATTGCTCCTGTACCACACATTGCTGTCATAGTAGCAGAATCTTCCATATGTTGCATAATACCACCTCTACGTCCAGAATATGGATCTCTAATACCCGCCATGTAACCACGTAACTCATCGTCACCTTTTACTTTAATTTTTTGGATATTAGGCTCTTCCATAGATCCGATATATAAAATATCATATCTGTAAGATTCAGCAACCCCACCATCTGGGTGTAGAACTTTATTTCTAACTTTATCATCATACATTGGATCTACTTCCAACATAATATGAATGTTATTAGGAGCTCTCCATTCTACGAATTGGAATCCTGCTCCGAATGCATTATCATGAAATTTAGAAGAAACTCCTTTAATTGCATTTTGATTAGTATTATCGAATAAAGTTTTCCATCCTGAAGCAGCTACTGTAGCAGCTCTATTGAACTGAGCAGCACCTCTTTCTCCGGTTCTCATCATGAACTTTCTTTCGCCCCAATCTAATTTACCTTCTGACAATTCTGATAATACATCTTCTAAAAGACGAATAGAGAATTTGTTATAAGTAATAGTATTAGAAACTTCCATTTGCTCACGAATTCCAGAACCTGCTTTAATTTCGATGTTAGCATTCCCTTTATTCAAGTAACGTCCTTTCTCGTCACGGTTAGTTCTACCAAACATGATAGTACGTGATTTAATACGAGAGAACGCTTTTTCAAACTGCCAGTATACTTCTTGCATCCAAGTAGTAGATTTATGAACTTTTCCTGTATTAGGATCTCTAGTTTCGATACCTGCAAAATAAACAGGTTCTACTTTAGCGTCAATCATAGCTCCAGATACTTTATGCTCCATACGTAAACTAGAAACAGAGTTTCTCATTAAGTAAGGAGAAGTGAATTGGATTCCAGCACCTTGGATAGAAAGTTCATCTTCAACGTAAGCACTCTCAATAGAGAATCTATTACCTGCTGTAAACTCATCAAAAGGAATACCTGCTAGTGATTCTTGACCACCCCATACTTCGCACTCATAAGTGATATTAGTTCCATCTTCATATGGCTCACTAATAATTCTAACTTGGTAAACATCAGGTCGTGGACCAGCGATTACGTGTTGTTTTGTAAACCATTTCTCTTGGAAGGTTAAGAAGAATACTGTACGACCTTCTCCTACGTTTCCAGAAGAGATAAGTGTTCCTGCAGCATCTTTAGCAAATCCTACAATAGGAATGTTTCTTTCGTCACTTCCAACTACTTTCCACACAAAGTCATCTGCTGTTGGTAATATTTTTTCAGGAAATAAAGATAAAGTCGTATCTAGATTTTTCATACCTGAATTTTGTAACAACACAGTTGTTAGTGGAGATATCAATTGAGGCTGTGTTCCGAAGATAGCACCAATGTGATTTTTTAATGTTAATCCTGACCAAGCTTTTCCCTTGATCATTACAAACTTACCTAAACTCATTTAATTTAATTTTTAGTTGATTATTATTTATTTATAGTACTAATTCAGAACCAAAGGAACCTCCATAACTATTTGGATCATTCATATATCCAGGAGTTCCATTATCTTCAAAATTTGTTTTACGCAAAGCCTTTTCTAAATTCTTAGTGGCTTTAGAAGTTACATTAGCTTGAAATTTACCTAACTCAGTAAAACCATTTGTTAGTTCATAAAAGTAATACATCTTTGTATCAAACTTAATAGGATCCAACGAACGTTCTTTCATTAGTTTATTTTCAAATTCTCCTGTACCAGGATTCTTCCCAACTATCTCAGTCATACATTTGTAGACTGCGGTTTGTAATGCTTTTGTATTAGGAATTCCTTTTACAATCTCTGGGGTATCAAAGATATAATTCTTAATAGCATTATCAATTTGCTCCTGTTCTACTTTAGCGTTTTTAATTGCTTCTTGGTAACGTGCTTTCTCGACCTCTTCTTGGCGTCTTTCAAATTCTTTTAGACTCTCCTTAGATTCTAGAGCATCTTCGATAATTACATCTTCACCTAAATCAATTGTTTTCTTTAGAATTTTTCTAGCTCTATCTTCTGATAAACCTTGATTAAGCGCATCTTGATAAATAAGATTTTTGGCAACTTCTAAGTTCTCACGAAGATAGTCCTCATCTATATTATTTAACTCTGCTACATTACTTCTTGATGCTGCAATTTTGTTAACATCAATATTAGCAAGATACTCTTCTAGTCTGGCTTGAGCCTGAATATCAATCTCTTGTTTTACAACACCAACTAAATCGTCTGGTGATTGTATTTTTTCTGAAGACTCTAGTGAAGGAATAATTCCTTGTTCAAATAGAACACCAGCGAGGGAAGAATATATGTTGGGAGAAGATTCATCGCTAGAATCGTCGCCTTCACTATCATCGTCTTCATCCCTATCTACGTTCTCCGGAACTTCTTCCTCGACAGGCTTATTATCTTTTATTTCTGTACCGTCTTCTTGCTCTTCTACTTCTTCTTCTTCGTAGTTATTAGCAAATGGGTCATAGTTCAACTCTGTTCCAGAGCCAAATAATGACATTAAATCATTTTCATCTTCCATAATTTCTCCCTATTTATTATAAAGTTCACAAATATACTACAAAACTTATTTTATTCCTAACAAAATGTTATTTATTTTCGTTTTTTTTATATTAAGTAATAGCTTTTATTTGCTTGTTGTCTTCTTTTGAATCCTTGAAATACTATTAGATTCCTTTTTAACTTCTATATTATCTCTATGTTTAATCATATCTTGATCAAGTGTTCTCATCTTTAACATTTGATCTGCTCTTGCTTTCTCAGTATCTAAATTAAACTTATCTCTTTCTAAAGGATTAGTTATACCATCATCTGTTTCTACTTCTTCAGTCTGACCTTTTAGTTGAGCTATCTGAAGTTTAGTATCATTATCTCTTTGATTCATTAAATCCGTAAGAGCCATTTTTCTATCTTCAAGTTCTTTAGCTTGAGCCATTGCAGCTTGAGCGTCTTTAGATTGTTGCTGAGAAGCTTCTTGAGATCTTTGATGTTGTTGTTCTTCAGCTTCTTCTAACTTACGTCTCATATCCATTAATGATGGACTAAAGTATATATCCATTATTGTAGACATTCCTCCACCTGCTTGTACAAATGCTTGAGCTGATGATTTAATAAACTGTTCTAACTCCATTGTTTTAGATGAAGTAGTACATACAAGACCATAATCTGGTTCCGCAAATTCATCTCCTTCTATATTAAGAGTTTGTATACCTTGATCATCTAAGATAAATTGTACTTTCTTGTTATTACCTTTAAGCGCAATCTTAGCTGTCTCAAGGAATGTTTCAAGAACTCTTAACTTACATTGTTCGTGTAACATAAACCAATACTCTGTAACGTGGCTAGATTGATTAACGGATCTTTCAACACCTCCTACAGTTTCTCTATTTTCAATTTGACCTTGACGTTGCGCAGAAACTCCTGCAATTTCGCCCATTTCCATTTTAATAAATTCAAGTAACTGTATATGTTGTTGGATATAAGAACCTGTCTCCATATCCATTACACGCCCGCCTTGGGTATTCATTGCTCCAGCAAGTTTACCAGTCGAGGCACCCTGATTACCTTCCTTAAAGGAATCAATAACAGCTATCTTATTTACGACAGCAAAGTGCATCCATTTATCAATCTCCCAGTTTTCTGGAACTTTAGCGATATCTAATTCAAAGATCTTACCATAATTAGTTGCAATAGCTTTATTAAGTCTATCCCAAATAACATCATACATATATTGGTAGTTCTTACATCTATCTACTAAAGAAACTGCTTTAGATTGATTTGTATTGTATATTTGCCCTACAATGCCAGGATAGCATATTGAAGGATTGTTTAATCTATTGTATTGTACTTTACGTGGTTTAAGATTAAGATATATATCTTTACCTATCTTAACACCTTCCCACCATTCATTAACCCACATCTTTTCAACTTCTTCTCCTAATGATTCGTCTGGAATATATTCTTCTGAAGCAACTTTATATTGTTCATTTCCATATTCATCATAATACTTTACCTTTTTAATCATTTTAATAGACTTCCAGAATACTTTAAGAACTCTTATATTACCTGTATCATCAGTAAAATTAGATCCAAAGAAGTGACCATTAAGTTCTGCAAGATTAAAGATAGTATCATACATTCCCTCTACTCCTGTATTAAGAGCATCACGTAACAATACATGATTATTACCATCATCTGTATAACTTCCTTTAGACGAAGTGGTTGTATACTCCATTATATAATCTATATCTTCAGGTTTTAGCTCATCATGATATACATCTATAATTCTATGAGGAGACCAGTGATCTTGTATAATGATAATAGAAGAGTCTTCAATTCTGTCTGAATTACCAGATCGTACAGAGTGTACTTTTAAAGGATTAAGTTTGGTTAATACAGGTTCATCATGTATAATATCACATTGATATATCTCTTCTGCAAATATTAATGCATCTTTGAATCCATCATTAAATGTTCTATTAAACTTTTGTTCTTGATAGTAATGTCTAAGTATTTGATTGGCTGTCTTTTCTCTAATA